TTAAAAACCAATGTAGGAAGCGAATTTATCGGCAACTTCATTTTTTGCTTTTTGGGTAACGTGAGTGTAGATGTCCATCGTGGTTTGGATGTTTTCATGTCCTAGCCTCTCCTGAACTTCTTTGATGGTTGCGCCTGCTTCAAATAGCAGCGAGCAATGTGTATGTCGGAATCCATGAGGTGTAATCTTCTTGAAATCAGGGTATTTTCTCCAAACACGATTGAGCATGTTATTGACATGGACGATACTTTTTGGATCGCCGTCCTCATTTTTGAAGAGCAGACCTTTTGTGCTGTATTTTTTCCACACTTTCAAAATTTCTACAGTTTGAGGGTCCAGAGAGATTGTTCTGGCACTCTTTTTTGTTTTAGGAGTCTGGAATATTGTTTTGTTGTTCTCGCCCTTAGCGAGCGTTCTGTTGACTTTTAATTGTGCAATTTCTAAGTCTATGTCTGACCAACTTAATGCACCGACTTCGTTTTTTCTCATTCCAGTGAAGGCTAGCAGTCGAAAGAATGTCAACATCTCTGGGTCTTCCATTTTTTCTACAATCGAAAAGAACTCTCTTAGCTCATCTTTATTGTAGAATTGTTCCAGTTCATCCTTATCCTTTTTTTGCCGTTTTGGTTTTAGTGTTTTTCTCATGGGGTTATTTTCAATCAATTCCATGGATATAGCATAATCAAAGATTTGGTTAGCAATGCTGATGATTCCGGAAAAACGTTTGTATTCATCAGCCCATTTATTGACCTGAGTTTGGCACATTGTGAGAGTAATCTTATTAACGGCTTTATCTCCAAAAGTAGGAAGGATGAGCCTATCTGCTTTGTCTATCTGACTGACAAATGTGGACTCTTTGACAGTGTTCTTGTAATGTTCCTTCCAAACTTCATAGACCTGGCGAAAAGTGGTAGTGACATTCCTGGAACGGAAGGTCTTCTTTTCATATTCAGTCAGGCAATTTGCTTCAGCAAGTCTTGCTTCACGTTCGGTTTTGAATCCTCGCCGTTTGGTAATAATCTTTTTCCCAGTTAATGGATCTAAACCATGGTATGCTTTGAAATAATAAGCGGTAGTATCACCTTTTTTATATTGACCAATCATTGTCTTTTACCTCATTTTCTGTTAAAATGGGTACAAAGAAAAGGGCTTTTTAATGCCTAATTCTTTATACTGGGATAGTCCATCACTCAAGCTTGCCGGCGGAGAGTGGTGGACTTTTTGTTTTGCCTAGGATAAAAAAAGAAAAGTAACTGCCAAAGACAGTTACTTCGTGGTGCACGCTAGGTGCTCAGTGTTGCAATATTGTGCCAAAGACACAAATGCAAGGTGGGAGCTGGTCCCTCAGTAACTGTATTATCTCATCTTTCTGAGTTGCTGTCAAGAGAAATGTTAGTGAAGTTTTGAGTGATGACCTGGTCGATTTTATCGAGTGTCTCCGTTGATACTGATATTTTACCAACGGGGTCGAACTGATTTATTTTGATAATTCTGCTTTTACTAATTGTCCGGATATCTAGGCACTTCGCATAGGAAACTTTATTGAATTTCCTGTATGTTTGAACTACAGCGAGAAGTTCTTTTGCCTCCCGTATTAGTTCTTCTAGCTTTTGGTCGAAGTCGGTTGCGGTCATATATTTGAAATGCTCTACCCAGCTTGGGCTGTTCAAAGCATATGTTTTTATCCGCACTGTTTTCTCTTCTTCAGTCAAATCATCTTTGATTTCATGGAGAGTGAGCAGTCTTTTTTCAATCTCAAGGTCTCGGATATGACGTTCCAGAAAGGTTATAGACTTTTGTGAAATCAAACCATCTAACTCCACAGAGAATTTATTAGCTTTCGAACTGACAGGTATGACCGTAAGGACTCCATTTTTTTTGGAATCCTTCTTATTTAGAACAATACCAAAATGATGACCGCTAAGCTCGTTGCCAACATTTACTCCAAAATCAATAAAGACTAAAGAACCACGTTTATAAACTTTATGATTGGTGGTAGGTTCTGTCACCTCTTTTTCAAAATAAGTAGCCTCAGATAGAACCCAATCAGGTAAAAATCTAAACTTTAATTTTTTTGATTTGGAAACAAATTTGAATTTTCGTGCAGCCTTATCAATTTTTCTTACCATTTTACCCCTCCCTGTAAATATCCACAACCTCGCCAATGGTTCGGAAGTCGGTGTCTGCTGTGATTGGGATGTTGTCATAGTCTTTATTGAGTGATTCTAAACAGTCGTTTTTTAATTTCTTTACATAGTTTTCGCCGTCCACTTGAAAGATGCCGATTTTGTTTAGATCAACCTGATCTTTCATTTTTATAAAGAGGAAGTCGCCATTTTTTATCTTTGGTTCCATAGAGTGTCCAACCACGACTGCGACGGTGTCGTACTTGCTTTCGTCCGGAATGTCGTCTGCGTAGAAGTCAACCATGGTGTCGTAGTCGTCCTCTTGCCAGTAGCCTGTACCTGCGGACACTTTGCCTGGTACGGGTAGGCTGATACGCTTTCTAGCTTCGTATTCTGCACGTTTTTCTGATATGTCAATGATTTTCCCTTGCTCCTCGGCTAGAAGCGTCTCAGAGGTCGCTAGGAGCTTATTCTTGCGTGTGTCGTTTAACTTGTCATAGTTAGATAACAGAATAGTCTTACGTGGGTCGAAGTTGGGAAGAGGGATGGATGTGGATGGTCGTGGATTTGTTTTGTCAAATAATGTTTGAGGTGATACATCTAACGCTTTGGCATATACACGAATATCGTTTTCATCTAACTGCCTATTTCCATTTTCGTGATTAGAAATTGTATTCTGTTTATAACCTGTTAATTCGGATAATTGTTTTTGCGTTAATTTTTTGCTTTTTCGCAAATCTTTAATTGCATTACCGAGAATATTTTTCATATAACATCCTCCCTTTTCTTCATTATATAACGAAGAGATAAAAAAGTAAATAAAAAAATCTCAAAAAGAGATAAAAAGTTGTTGACAAATATCTCAGAATGAGATATAATATAATCAAGGTCAAGGAAATGACCGAATAAAACGAAAGGAGAAAGCAAATGGTGGAACACATCATAAAAAGCCTAAAACTAGAAGAGCTCGGCACAGTTCTAATAGTTCTAGGCTTAGTTCGAGAAGCAAGGCTCTGGCACAAACAAATACTAGAGCATAGAGCTTCAAAGAAAAAGTAAGAGCAAGGGGCGCAAGCCCCAACCTCTTATTTGAGTATACCACCATTTGCTAAGAAAAGCAATGATTTATTGGTTAGCTGGTTTGTTGGTAGTGTCGTTTGTGATACGGCAGATTGTGAAGTGGAGGAAGAAGAAGTAAGGTGGAAAGGAGGGAGAAATGATAGGGATTATTCTTACATCGATATTGGTTTCGTTTACGGTATCTTTCGTGATGATGAAGTGGCATATCTATAATATTAATAAACTCTATGAAGGATATTTTGAAATGGAAAATTCCAATATCAAACATTTTACGGAAATAGTATTGAAAAAAATAGAAAATCTTTAGTCTAAACAAATATTACAAAAATCAATCCCGAGCGGAGTTAGAAACAATATCCCTTTCTCTACTTTAATCTCCTGCTGGCGAGAGGCCAATTCATTGTTGAACTCTCTTATAAGATTATTGTCATTGTGCACAGCATAGTGTGAATCGTCAGTTAGCCATTTCTCAAAAGTTACATCAATCAAACCTAGTCTTTTGAGATTTATGACTGAAGAAGCCTGTTTATCGATATGAAGACATTGTGGATTTGATAAGAACACGTAATTTTTGAACAATTCTTGCTTGCCATCCATTTCGCTAATTGAATAGTTAGTGATAGGCAATGAGTGTGGTGTTTGGGAGATGATTTTTAAGTTATCTGCATCAAGAGGAGATATTTGTTTTATAATTTCGATGAACGAATGATGAATTCTATCGTTTTGTCTAGAATCGAATGACGAAGCTAATAGTTTTGCGAACATTTCACGCAGTTCCATTTCGTCAATATAAAACTTAGATGCTTCTAGTCCTGGACCGATAATACTGAGTTGAGGTTCTTGTAGATACTCTTTAGGGATATTCGAAACTTTTTCTGTGATGCTATCAGCGTATTGAGCTTTATTATTAGCAACTCTTTCGTCAATCTTTTTGGTAAGAAAATTATCCAATGGTCCGAAAACGTACTGCCACAAATTATTAAATGTTTGTGCAGGAGCTTCGGCACCTTTTGTGGCCATTGTGGTGGCAAATGCTGTTAATATCGTTGGGAGTAGTTCTTCCATATTCTTTCCCTTTCTAACAAATTTATGAATAAAGAGTGTAAAGGTTTTATTCATGAGAATAGTATAGCAAAAAGTTCTTGAAAAATCAATATGTAGTTGTGGATAACTTTATGAACACTATATTTAGTATCTGGAGGAAGTGCATGTGGGAAACAATTGAGCGATTGCTCAAAGAAAGAGGGCTGAATAAAAACCAGCTCGCAAGACAGGCTGGTTTGCAAAAAAATAGCCTGATCGATCTGAAAATGGGTAGAAAGAAATCCTTGAAGTTTGAGGATGTTGTCAAAATCGCTGACGCATTAGATGTCAGCCTAGATGAATTTAGAAAGGGGTGAGGGGGATTGACGAAAAAACAGAGATTACGTGAACAATTTTTGGAGCCAAAGAAACGGCTTCGTGAAGAACGTTTGAAACGTGAATATACAGAGATGTATATGGCAGATTTGATTGGTTTGAAAAACCGTAAAGGGTACTCTGAGAAAGAAGATGGATTACAACCATTCAAAGATTATGAGATGGCTATTATCTCAAAAAAATTTGGTATTTCAGAAGCTGAATTATTTTTTTAAAACAAAATATCTCGAATTGAGATAAACCTAACCAAACTAGGAAGGAAAAAATTATTCCCTCCTATCTATCACGTCTGCAAAAAAAACACCATCCAGCTGCTATCTGAATGGTGCTACGGAAATTATTCTGCTCAAACTAATAGCAGTAGCCATCAATTCTTGACCAGTATCGTCCCTGGTACTGCAATTGAAATAACATCCAAATGCTACGACCTAAGCTCAACAAGTGAATCTGGACGAGCGATTAACCTTCGACGAACTGCACTGGTTAAGAAGTGCAATGATAAACTTGTTGAAGCCTGCCTATTTTTACGTTGCTAGCCAACGACGGTAGCGGAAGGAACTACAGTTGCGAATGCCATGTTACTGAGACACAGTATACCTCAAAAACTCTGACAAAGAAAATCACTCCTTTCGAGTTTCAGATTACCTGTATTATACCGTAGATTTACGGTAAAAACAAGTATTTGGAGGTTATTATGTGGGGGAAATTGAAGCAGTTATTAGCTGAGCATAAGATGACAATTGCTGAACTTGAGCGTCTTTCTGGTATATCCAGGAAAAGTCTGGAAAACATGAAAAAACACACCCCATCTTTCTCTCAACTAGAGAAGATTGCGGATGTGTTAGACATCTCTATGGATGAATTTCGAGGTTGTCGGAAAGACTAAAAGGATTTGCAGGCGTGGTAGATGGGAGGGGGACAACCAAACTAGAAAGGAGAAAGACATGAGACCAAAACGATATCCGTATAGACAAAAAGAACCTACTGCGGTAACAGTAGATTCAGGAAAAATAGTCCTTGGGAATTGGACTAAAGAACAAATAGACTCAACTAAACAAATCTAATAAAATCACCTTCAACTGTGAACTCATTATTAGATTTAATAGTAATTTGACCTTGCGAAACCTCATCTAAAACAATTGTTCCGTCATCAAAAATATAAAATCTTTGAAAATATAATCGGTCTGAACTGTTTACAAACTTATAGACTAGATTACCTTTGGGAATAAATTGATAACCTTGAGGATGGTCGCTTGGCGATACATACACATGTTGTAAATTTTGTTCTTCTATATTCATATAATCACCTCCTTTCCGTGTTTATTATACCACGGGAATGAAAAAACCAACCAAACTAGAAAGGAGAAAGGATGGAAGAAGTTGCTCAAGTTCTTGAAAAAGAAAAAGACCACCTTGAAAAGATCATTCAGGTAGTCAAAAACGGAGGAAAGTTTCTTAGACCCCCATACCAAAAGAAGTCTATTTCGATTAGCGAAAACTTGAAGATGATTTCTCATAATCTTGATAGATTGAGCGAGCAAGTTCGATGAACCAAGGCTCAGCATTCATGATTTCGAGGTGTCTAAAGAAACCGTCTTTAGTCTCCAATTCTACATCGTGAGCGTAGCGTAATACCTCTCTTGCAAAGATAGTCTCGTAATCAAAATCTTTGCCGTCGTCGTAAATGTCACGCTTGCTTGCATCGAGTAAATACTCTTTAAAAGTCATGACTTATCTCCTTTCTTAGTTGATAAGTCAATTATACCAAAAAAGCCCCTTGACAAAGTCAGGAGCTTACCAAAATAACTACTTGAATTATAACACAAAGGAGACAGAAAATGAACATCCTAAGTGAAGAATTTGAATCAGGAATCAGGATGGTGGTCAAAGATCAGTTCAAAGAATCCTTTACCGAGTTCCTGGAACGCGAATCTGATGGTAGAGGTTGGCTATCTATAAGTAAAGCGGCCTACCATGCTTGCGTGAGCGATAATACCATTCGGAAATGGCTAAAAGAAGGACTCAATCTATATCAGATTGATGGTACCAAACGGATAAAAAAATCGGAACTAGATGAATATATAGAAAGTCATCTAGTGATTTAGTTAGGAGCGTAGAATGACAGAAACAATTTTTGACGCCATTATAAGTGTAGCGGTTTTCGCCCTGCCAATCTTGGCAGTAGGCATTGCGGAACAGAGGAAAGCGGAGAAAAAGCGAATGCGTGAAGAATTTGAAGAAATTCGGCGCAGAGATTACCTATACGGCTTTAAAGCAGGCATGGGCTATCAGAGTACTTGCGACATTGAAAAAGCTCGTAACGGGCTAAAGAGAGATGCCCAGCAAGTAGACAAGGAGATTGAGAGATATGCTCAGATGGCTGGATAGACGCCCCAAACAAGAAGAGTCTGCTACCCCTCGTCCTCTCTACTCGCTGGAGCAGGAGAACAAAATATTGCATGACATGGTCCACGGAATCGCTGTAGAGCGGAACGATTATCGCATTGATAATCAGCGGTTGAGGGATGAAAATGCCACGTTAAGAAGAATAATTGAAAGGAATCATTATGACACAAGCGGAACGCATTAGGGAATATTTTAAACAACATCCAGCTGCTAGCTATGATGAAGTGGCTGAAGCACTCAAAATACCAAATGGTAATGTTCGGACGAATGTGTCCAAAGACATCAAAGCTGGACGATGTGTCCGCTTGGAAGATAAGTCATTGGACTACTCGATGCACTACATCAAGAATGAAGCATTGGCAGACCTAATCAACTGGAAGAATGACACCAGGAGGGAGTGGGTCGATATGCTGACAAGAGCAGCAGAAAAAGAAACAGATAACAATACCATGCGATTGCTTATCAAAGAAGCTAACAAACTAATGAAAGAGGTAACGGAATAATGACTAGAAATAAGTTGTCAGATTTGAATGATCATCTTTTCATGGCATTGGAGCGTTTGGGAGATGAAGATTTAAAAGGTGAGGATTTGGACAAAGAGATTGAACGTTCAAAAGCATTGACCACGGTGGCTGGAAAGATTATTGATAACGGCCGTCTTATCTTGGATGCTCAAAAAACAGTTGCTGAATACAACGGTCGTCGAAATGTGAATTTGGAGTTGCTGAATGGCTAGATTGTTAACCGATGAGCAACATGAATATTTTGTACGAGTTCAAAAAGGTAGAAGTGCAAAGGAAGTTGCTAAGGCAATGAATGATCAGTTCGGAATCTGTTTAAATGCCATTCAAATCAAAAACTACAGAAAAAATCATGGACTGAAGAGTGGTTTGACAGGTCATTTTGAAAAAGGACGGCTTCCACATAATAAGGGAAAAAAGTTTCCGAACATGCCACCGAATAGTGGTCAATTCAAAAAAGGGAGAAAGCCTCCAAATTGGGTGCCGGTTGGAACGATTCGATACACAACAGACGGTTATCCAAAGCGTAAAATTGCAGAACCAAATGTTTGGGAATATTGCCATCGTGCTGAATGGGAAAAACACAATGGACCTATTCCAAGTGGTCATTCAGTTGTGTTTTTGAATGGTGACAAAACTAACTGGGATATTTCAAATCTTGCTTGTTTATCTAAAGGTGAAGTTGCTAGGATGAATCAAGATGGTCTATTTGCATCTGATGCAGACTTAACTAGAGTTGGCATTGGTTATACGAAACTAAAAAGTAAAATTATTGAGGTAAAAAGAAATGGCTAGTATTTATGAACTAACTGGAATCTTTAAGCAGATTGCAGAAATGGAAGGTATTGATGAAGAAACCAAGCTGGATACGCTTGAATCGATTGATTGGACGGAACAATTTGAAGAAAAGGTTGAAAATACCGTCAAGGTTATCAAGAACAAAGAAGCTGAGAAGAAACAGCTCAAAGAAGAGATTGACCGTCTGACTGCTCGTCACAAATCAATTGATAGTGACATCACACGGCTCAAAACAGGGCTGCAAGGTGCATTTGAAATCACAGGACATGACAAAGTTAAGACTTTGCTTTTCACCGTAAGTCTGGCTAAAAATCAACCATCCGTTGTAGTTGATGAAGAGTTGTTACCGAAAAAGTATTTTGTGATTACGAAAAAACCTGACAAAAATGCTATCAAAGAATTGTTGAACGCTGGTAAGAAGGTCAAGGGTGCAGTATTGCAAGAGAGTAGAAGTTTGAGGATTAGATAATGAAATTGATGAATAAAACTAGGATTACAGAATCCTTAGCGGTTGTTATTGGCCCACAGTCAGTAGATGTATTAACGACGGAAGGTTTTCAATTTGATGTTGCTATCCGATTTGTAAAAATTGATGAAACAAATCTGGACCAAGGGAATGAGCAACCGGTATTTACTCCAGAATATAAATTGGTGACTGTGGCTAAGTACAAGGAAAAACCGATCTTCGAGGACGAAGATGACCTCAAGAACTTTGAAAAACAATCCAAAGAAATAAGAACCCTATTTGCATTCGCAAAAGCGAATAAACAAAATTGGTTCAATACTGCGTTATTTGAAGGTGTGTTGACAGAGAAGGTTGGTGTTTGATGAAAATACTTGCGATTGACCCATCAAGCAACCGAATAGAGACGTCCACAACAGGAGTAGTCTTACTGGATAATGCCAGGCTGGTTGATAGTTGGGTGGTGTCCTATGGGATGAAAGGTTTTGCTGATTGGTTTAATGAAGTTGGAAATAGCTTAGAAATTGATACGGTTGTCGTTGAACAGTTTGAAGCTAGGGACAATGACAAGTCAAAAGATAATTCAGTTCTTGAAACTATTGCCTATATCCAGCTTTGCTATCCGGATGCAGTGCTCCAGCGGAATGCAGGGTATAAGTCGGACATTCCGGATGATTTGTTGAAAGTGCTCAACCTTTGGAAGTTCCGAAAATCACATCATCAGGACATCAGAGCAGCTGCAAGGCTGGGCCTATTCTGGGCTATGAGAAATGACATTGAGGAAGTAGTGAATGATATTGGGAAGGTGGTGAGTGAGCATAGGAATAACACTAAGGAAATGGCAAGCTGAAGCTGTCAAGAGAAGTGACTGGATCACCAATGGAATATTCTTGGAAGCGTTGGGAGGTCGTGGAAAAACGATCTGTGCCCTTGAAATTTGCAAACACAAACAAGCCAAATCAGTTGTCGTTGTAAATAATCGCTTGTCTATCTTGGAGGGTTGGATGGAGACAATCTCTCGTGGTGGTTATGACAGAAAGATGGCTTTCAAGGTTATCACAGAGAGGAAGTTGCAGGACCTGGTCAAAAAAGGGAAACTGCATTGTGACATTCTGATTATTGACGAGTGGCAGAATATGTCATCTGACAAGAATGTCACTGCCTATGCCAAAATCAAGCGGTCTTATACAATCGGACTTTCTGCAACTCCAATCAGAAAAAAAGGTCAAAACTTCTATCCGCTAGAAAAAACAATCTTTGGCCAGGCTAAACCAAACAACAAATTTGATTGGCAGAAGGTACACGGAAAAATGGTCTATGATGCGTATGCTTATTCAAAAGAAAAATGGCAGGACTTTTTAGACTATGATACCTATGTCAATAACTTACCAAACTTTTTCCGTTGGGAAGAGATTGAAGAAATTGAGAACGCTACAGAAAACAACGGCTTTGAAACCAAGTTTTATCCAGTAACAGTTGAGACTGGCAACCCTGAACTGTTAGCAGAATTTAGGCAACTGAACCTGGTCACGGTCGAAGGCGACACGGCAATGGCCAAGCAGTCATTTGGTCGTAAGACCTTTGAACAGTATCTGAATCAAACGGGTGTAGCTGTTGATTTTCCAAAGCTAAAACCAGTCAATGCAGACACACCACTCATGCTCAAGCTAGACGGTTTGATAGAGAGGGCACCGCATGACATGCTAATTGTCAGTAAGTCTAAGCAGATTGTTAATGTCATCCACGAGCGAAATCCAGACCTTGGCATTTGGACAGGGGATGTCAAAGAAGGACTTGATAAGAAAGTGGTGGTTGCTACCAGTCGAGTCCTTGGAGTTGGTGTGGACGGTCTGCAACACAAATATCAAACAATTGTCGTGCTGGATCCAGTAGATGAGTCTTCTGGTGAGTATGATGACTACCGTCAATTGCTCTGGCGGATAACAGGAAGTCGTCAGCAGCATGATGTGAACGTGATTGAATTTTATTATAAGGAGGAGTAGATGTTTAAACTACCAGCAAACAAACCACAGGTTCCTGTGGATACACCACGGAATTTCTTTTTCTACGGTGCAACTATGAGTGGGAAGTCCTACTTGGCCAATGAATTTCCTAATCCAATTATCTTAAATACGGACGGAAACGCAAGTGCCAATAATGTACCAGCAATCCAGTTGGTAAATAAGAAAGACCAGTCAGGACGCATTACTAAGTCAGTGATTGAGCAGTTAAGCGAAATCTTATTAGCTTTACAAACCCAGAAACATACCTATGAAACAGTAGTAGTTGATGTGATTGATGATGTGATTGATATGATCAAGATTGCAGTATGTGGGCAATTTGAGGTCAAATCCCTATCAGAAATTGGTTATGGTAAAGGCTATGATTATTTCAACCAAGCCTTGACAGAATTGGTTATTGACTTAAAAGCATTGCCAATGAATGTTATCTATATCAGCCGTGAAATCACAGAATACAATGACGACGGTAAAGCAGTCAAAACTTTACCAAGTCTGCGTGAAAAATATGTCAATCTCATCAATGGAAATTCGGACTTAATGATCCGGACTGAAAAACTCGGTAACAACTATAATCGGGAAGTTGTTCGAAAACGGAAGACTTACAAATCCGATCAGATTGACGACAAGGAAATCTTGAAGATTTTACAAACTATTGATGGCGCTGTCGTAATGACTAGCAAAACTACAAAAACTAAACCAGCAGAGAAAAAACAGGAAGTAGCTGCTGAAGAAGATATTTTTTAAGAATAAAGGAGAACATACATGAGTCTATTAGATATTGCAAAACAATTAAAAGCGAACGGATACAACCCACGAGAAGACAAAGTCAACAATGGCAACCAACACTTGCCAGGCGGTGAATATCCAGTTGTATTATCAGGAGTTGAAGCCCGTGTTGCAGATAGTGGTTGGGAGTCTATCAACTATGCTTTTGAAGTCCGTGACCCAGATAGCCCATTCAATGGTCGGACGCAGTATGTTGGTATGGGTACTTTGACGGATTGGGTCAAGAATGGGAAGACCATGGACTTGACAAGCATGGTTGAAACCACTGTTAAATTCTTCCACAAGGCTTTGGAATTGGCTGATGACAAAATGGTTGGTTCTGACCTTGAAGACAACAAGACCATGGAAGAAGCTCTGAAACGTAAAGCGGTTGGAACTAAGTTTATCTTGGTCATTGGTGAATACACTAAGCGTGACAAATCCACTGGTTACAATTATGACTTAGAAGTCTATCCAGGGGCAAAAACAAGTGAGCCAGTAGAGATTGATGATGATGACCTCCCTTTCTAAAAACTAGCAAGTTCTGGGTCATTGATGAAACTGATGGGGAATTAGGTCCGTTTAGTACATTTGAGGAAGCTTATCAATCCATGTTAACTTATTTAAAAATGACTAATTCTGAATATCAGTCAGATTACACGGCCCAGGAACTTGTTTATATTTCGAGAGAGGAGAATTCATGATGCCTTCAATGAAAGAATATGCTTTGCAGTATCAACAGCTTGGTTTTTCGGTTATACCCATTCATCCGCATAAGAAAAGACCTCTTATCGAATTTGCGGATCAGCCAGCGATGACGGCTGAAGAAATTGAAACATTTTGGGACGGCTATCCAAATGCCAACATTGCTTTTCGTACTACGAACTTCTTTGTGATTGATATTGACAAGCATGGTAAGTCCAACGGATTTGAGTCGTTGAAGAAGTGGAAACATCTAGGATTGATTGAACCAACGCTGCAAGCCAAAACGGCGAGTGGTGGCAAGCATCTTTTCTACTTTAAGCGTGAGGATTGCCCTATCTCACAGATGATTGGTTTCTTACCTGGTGTTGACATCAAGGCCCACGAAAACAACTATGTCTTGGTTGCACCTTCGGCAACAGAAAAAGGGCAGTATGAATGGGACTTGGACAAGTCCAAGGAAGGCGGTACAATGGTCACCCCTTCCAAGGAACTTATCCAAGCTATCAAGAAACAGTACGGTGACACCCACGGCTATAGGTATGATGGTACTGATGGATTAAGAGATTTTGCCAGAAGGTCAGCTAGTCGTGATAAAACCATGACAACAGATCTATTCGAAACCATTGCTATAGGCTTTGGTGATGAAGGTGGGCGAAATGACAAGTTGGCCAGCTTTGTTGGTGGCTTGCTATTCCGGGCTGTTGATGATGACATTGTCTTGCAGTTAGCCATGATTGCAAACACAAACAGTCCCAATCCCTTATCAGATAGAGAGGTAACGAGTACAGTTAAAAGTATGATCAAGAAAGACAGGAGGTGAGCACTATTGGTGATGTAGTAAGTATTGATAGTCAGCCAAAATTTATTCTAACAGGCAACGGTGCTATAAAGTCATCTAGTCCGGTCAATGTGCTCTTGTCTTTCAAGGCAGATGACCAGCTTGGTCAATTTCTTAGACGGAATGATTTTTCACAGGAATATGAGTTCACACAAGATGTGAAGATTGGACGGACAACTTTCAAGCAGGGTGAACTTCCAGCAAACTTCAACAGCGTTGTGACAGTTTACTTTGAGAATGTCCTTGGAATTGTGTACTCAGATAAGGCTTTCAAAGCTGGTTTCGAAACTTTCATGTCTGAGAGGTCCTACAATCCAGTCATGGATTATATGGAAAAGGCAGCGTCAAATTGGGACGGTAAGAAGCGGATTGCTCGTATGCTCCAAGTCTATCTTGGTGCTGATGACAACCCTTTGATTTCCAAAATTGCTCAGATGTGGTTGGTTGGAGCAGTCGCAAAGGTCTATGACCCTTATGTGAAATTTGACTACGTTCTGGATCTGGTCGGTGGCCAAGGTGTCGGTAAGACCTCCCTTCTACAAAAATTGGGTGGTCCATGGTACACGGATGCTGTGACAGACTTTGCCAACAAGGACAACTATGACATTATGCTGAAGTCACTCATCGTCAATGATGATGAGATGGTGGCAAGTAATCGGATGAGCTTTGCAGAAACCAAGGCTTTCATCTCAAAGACTAGCCTACGCTATCGGAAGCCTTATATGAGCAAGACGGAGGAATTTGCCAAGAACTTTATTTTGGCACGAACAACCAATCAGAAGGAATATCTCAAGGACAAGACCGGAGAGCGTCGTTTCCTTCCAGTGCTTGCTGATGCTGCTAAGCAACGGAAACATCCGATGACGATTGAACCTCAAACGATCGAACAGATTTGGGGTGAAGCTGTGACGGTATTTAAAGCTGGTGTTGATTTGATGTTTGATGAGGAAACGGAAGATGAATTGAATATCTACCGTGAAAAATTCATGTATCGTGATGAGGTTGAATTGCAGGTATTGGAATATCTGGACATGCCGGTTCCTAGTAATTGGGAAAGACTACCTATCCAAAAACAACATCAGTACACGATGTGTTATTTTGATAATAGTCCCGAGTTTGAACCTGGGGAAAGTAGATTGTCGAAAGTATCGACAAGGGAAATGATGTACAACCTTTTTATGCGAAATTCGAATGATAGGAAGTTATCAACGAAGATAAATATGGTCATGGATAATCATCCTGATTGGGAAAAGAAAACCTATCGTATCGGTGCTAAAACAATAAAGGGTTTTGTTAAAAAAAGTTCGGTAACATAATTTGGACATCGGTAACATTTTTTAAAAGTTCGGTAACATTTTGGGACTTCGGTAACACAATCGGTAACACTGAAAACCCTTGATACTACTAGTTTTATTACTATTTATATATATAATGTTACCGTGTTACCGATATATTATAAAGTTTATAAAAAAAATATATATAAATAAAGAAAGCCTATAAAATGGGGATTTCTGAAAAAATTTTTCTACTTTTTCGATTTTATCGGTAACACGGTAACATACATAATTTTTGGAGGAAAAATGGCAACAAATAAATACTCTGTTGGTGATATTGTTCTAGTTAAAGGACGAATCACTGAAATTGATGATTTAGACGAAATTTTAGATGTTGAGATTGCAATATCTGAAAATAATTTTTTTATCAATTCAGAAGATATTCACTCTGTTATTGAAAGAAAGACGACAGACCCAGTCAAAAAGCCGTCACATTATCAAGGGCGGTTCGGACTTGAAGCGGTTGAGGTCATCAAAAACTTTGCAGCATGTCCTGAGCAAGAAGAAGGTTTCTACTGGGGTAATGCGGTCAAATACCTTTTAAGGTATCACTCTAAAAATGGAGTGGAGGATTTGAAGAAAGCTCGTCAAAATCTTGATTGGCTGATTGAAATATTGGAGAAAAACAATGATTGAACTAACTAGAAAACAAGCTGATTTTGTTGAAACTATCAGGAAATCAATTCTTGAACCTGAGATACAAGAGCTGACAAGTAATCAAAATATGATGAATGCAGCACTATTGATTGGATATGTAGTAAAGGAGGAAGTTGAACATGGCTTGGACAGTAAGCGTGATATTTGATCACATTGACACAATGGTTCAAACTGGAATAAGTGAAACTCTAATTACTTTCAAAATTCCTAGGTTCTTCTCATACGAAGAAAAACAAATCAGAGTGCCGTTATCGCTAATTAAAGTTGTGAAGATCCTTAATCAGTACTAAAAAAAGCCAAGGCACTCTCTGCCTCAGCTAATAGTAATATCGCAAAGACTATTATACCACAAAGGAGACAGAGAGTGAACAAGGCTAAAGAGTTACTTGATGAGTTACAAAACCTAGATTTAGATATTCAAAGCCGGATAGATGAAATCAATGAGCTTGAGGCAGGTTTGCTCTCAAGCCCAAAATGGAAGACTGATAAGGTTCAGGGCGGGCAAGCTAGGAAAGTTGATGATGTCTATTCCCAGCTTGTAATCATGAAAGAAGCTATTGAACAAGATACCAATGAAGTTATTAACAGGAAACTTGAGTTAGGTAGATTGATTAACAAGCTGAAAAATCCAAAGAGCAGGTCAGTCCTCAGAATGACTTACATTACTAAGATGTATGTTGATGATGTTTGTGACAAAATGGGCATCAGTAGAACCACTTTCTATACTTGGAGGAATACGGCTATCTGTGAGTTGAATGATGTTTTGGAACAAATGGAACTAAATTGAACTTTACAAAACCGTACTGAACAAATCAATACTTGTTAGCACAGTTTTTATATTCTGCTAGAATGGTAGTATCAAGAATTGAGGGTGAGGCCATAGAGGCCTTCGCCTTTTTTTGTGTGATGCAAAAAATGCGTATTTATTTTTTTAATCGAGGAAGCAAAAATGAGAGCAGACAAGAACGGTACGCATAGAGTGGCCTTTGAAAAAAATAAGAAGAGACTGCTTAAGATTGCAACACATTGCGGAATTTGTGGTCAGATTGTCGATAAGAAGCTGAAGTATCCAAATCCAATGTGTGCAGTGATTGACCATGTGATTCCGTTATCGAAAGGTGGCCATCCATCATCAATGGAGAATCTGCAATTGGCTCATATGTCTTGTAATAGAATAAAATCTGACAAATTGTTCGTGAATAAGGCAAAGGTTGAACTTAAAACATTAGGAAATAGAAATCTTCCGCAAAGTCGTGATTGGTTTCAGTTTTCTTCCGGAAAATCGGAAGGGGGGTAGGACCCTACCTGACGGCTCGGCCGACCTTCACGCCGTCACTGTACATTTTTTTTCGCGTTAGGATTAAGTGGTATAGGAGTTATCAAAAATGATAAAAAAATCATGTGCTTTTTGTTGTCGAAGCTTTACGGCAGAATCAAAACGAGTTAAATATTGTAGTGAGAAATGCCGTAAGGACGGGGCTAGAGATAAGCAGCGTAAATTGATGAAGCAAAAACGTGCTGAGCTTAGAAAGCAAAAATCAAAAAAAGATAATCCTAACAGCCAAACTGCAAAAAAGCGTAAAAAAAAGAAAAATTTACTGAAATATTATCAAGATTTTAAAACCGAGATTTTGGCCAATGAAGCAGAGTTCGGGTTTACTAGTCGGACGATTGTTGAGGGCGTGGAAGTTCACGAATCAGATTTTGAAGAGCAAGTAATCAATAAAATTAAGGAGCAGTCAAAATGAATTACAAAGGAATGAGCTATCTCCGAAAGAAGTTAGCCCTGTATCAGTTAGGAGTTAAGAAACGGTATCGATTCTATGCCATGGCAGATAAGGATAATACCAAAAGTTTTATTATCCCAGGACAAGTTAAGGATATGTATTCATCTGTCATGGGGTGGACGGCTCACAGTGTAGATGCTTTGGCTGATAGAATCATATTTCGTGAATTCGCAAATGATGATTTTGACGCAGCTGAAATCTTTGAGGCTAATAATCCAGATATCTTTTTTGACACTGCTATTCAATCGGCTCTTATTGCTTCATGTTGTTTCGTTTACCTGGTGCCTAACCAAGATGGCTTGCCTAAAATACAGGTCATCGAAGCTAGCAAGGCAACTGGTGTCATTGATACAACAACATTCTTGCTGACTGAAGGTTATGCAATCTTGGAAGTGGACGAAAACGATAATCCGCTATTAGAGGCCTATTTTACAAAGGATGTGACCTGGTATTATCCTAAGGATGCTAAACCTTATAGCATCTCTAATCCAGCTGGTCAACCATTGTTAGTGCCAATTATCCATAGGCCTGATGCAGTTCGTCCTTTTGGTCGCAGTCGGATTACCAGAGCAGGGATGTATAATCAGTTGGCTGCTAAGCGAACCCTAGAGCGTGCAGAAGTGACCGCAGAGTTTTACTCATTTCCTCAAAAATACGTAACGGGTACTAGTCTAGATGCTAATCCGATGGAAAAATGGAAAGCGACTGTATCCAGCCTTTTAGAATTTTCTAAAGATGAAGATGGAGATAGTCCCAACATTGGCCAATTCACCGCCGCCAGCATGACTCCATTCATTGATCAATTACGAATGTATGCCTCATTATTTGCAGGCGGAAGCGGTTTAACCATGGATGACCTAGGTTTTCCATCCGACAATCCATCATCTGTTGAAGCTATTAAGGCAGCTCATGAGAATTTGAGGGCTGCAGGGCGAAAAGCTCAGCGTTCAATCGCCTCTGGCTTGCTAAATGTGGCCTATGTGGCCGTGTGCCTCCGAGATAGGTATCAATACACTCGTAAACAGTTTCTTAATACTAAAATTAAATGGGAGCCACTCTTTGAAGCTGACGCAAACATGCTTACGTTAATCGGTGATGGTGCTATCAAACTAAATCAAGCTTTACCTGGTTATATCAATGCTGAAACTATTCGTAATTTGACTGGTATTGAAGGTGATATCTCAGCAGTTCCAAAAGTAGCGGAGGTGGTAGCTGATGAATGATGATATCCTACCTAGCTTGCTGAAAGAGGTTCAGGACAAGTTTGAAGCCGCTTATGGTAAAAGTGACATTGTCAGCTCTGCTTTTGTTAAACTAAAAAACAAAAAGGCAACTTATGCCACAGCAAATGATTTTGCCATTGAAATTGGGAACATGCTCTCAGAAGCCCTTAATTCGTCTGTGACGGGCGAGAAGTTGCCTGATGGTAAAATGTATTACAATATTGCCAAACGTTTGCTAAACGACGTTTTAGGCAGGAATTATGAGCTTGTGAGTGGCTACGCTGGGCAAGTCCAAGCAAACCTAAACAAAGAAGCGAACATTGGGCTAAAAGTTCAGGTTCCAGTTTTTGATCAAGATAGAGTTAATGGTCTAATCAATCGCTTATCGTCTGAAGACGAATTCAACAAGGTTGCTTGGTTATTGAAAGAGTCGATTGTCAATTTTACCCAGTCAATCGTTGATGATAGTATCAAGGCAAATGCGGATTTCCAATACAAAGCTGGTCTGACGCCACAGGTTGTGAGGCGTGAGGGTGGTAAATGCTGCGCTTGGTGTCGTGAGGTGGTGGGGACGTATGACTACCCCAAAGTGCCAAAAGACGTCTGGCGGAGACACCAGCGCTGCCAGTGTACGGTGGATTACCACCCAGGCAATGGGAAAAAGCAGAATGTACATACGAAACGGTGGTCAGATCCTTCAAAAAATGCTAAAATAGAGGCAAGAAAGCAAATTGGTCTGTCTATCCAAGCAGGAGCAAAGAATTACTTTCGTGATGAGTCGAACGATGATGTGTTGCCAAAAGATTTTATAAAGGCAGAAAGACATGCTTACTTAACCTATGACAGAATAAAAAATAGCAATCAAGACTTGGAAAAGCGAAAAATATACTCGAATATTGGGAAGTTTAAGGAAATGAGAGACTTTACCAAAGAAGATGTCGATATTGCTTTTAATCATGTTTTCAATGACGTTCATATCCTAAGTGAGGGAAAAAGTCTATTTCATCCACAGATTGATATGGCAAGGTCGTGGGATCGTCTGATTTCTGGTAAGAACATTCAATCACATGACTTAATTTTGTTAAAACATGAGCGGTTGGAACATGATTATATGTACGTCAAAGACAGTATGAATTATGACAATGCTCATGCAAAAACAGACGAAACCTATAATTACGGTAGTGCCTTGGTAAAATACCTAGAAAGGAAAAATAATGGTAAAATTTAATTTGTTAGAAATCGTCAATGGCTTTTACCGTTATGAGGTATTGCCAGAAGGTGATGTCACCAGGAGAGAAATTTTTGAATTCAATCCCTCCACTCGTGAATTAAGGAGAACTGACCCACCGAAATATGGTTTTGACTATGTTTCAAAGTGTATTGCGGATTTGAATAATGAAGATGGCAGCTTGAAAGAAAATGGTCAAGTTGCTTGGTACTAAGCACTCGCAAGGGTGCTTTTCTTGTGTCTGAAAATTGGAGGGAATCCAATATCTCCCAGCGACAGGGTTATCATGCGATAACGATTGAAAGGATATGCTATGGTTACTAAGACGAAAACAAGGCTTGGCAATCAACGTCCAACTCAATCGGTGACTTTACATTATGTTGAGAGTCTAGCCCATGAGGCTATTGAACTTTATCAAAAAACAGGTCGCACTTGCTACCCTTGGCAGGTCAATTTGCTTGAGCATATCATGGGGATTGATACCGAAGGCCTTTGGGTACATCAGAAATATGGCTATGCTATTCCGCGGCGAAACGGTAAGACAGAAGATGTTTATATGCTTGAGCTGTGGGCTTTGCATCGTGGGTTGAAGATTTTGCACACCGCTCATAGAATCAGCACGTCCCACTCTTCCTTTGAAGCACTTAAAAAGCTGCTGGAAGATATGGGATACGTGGATGGTGAAGATTTTGTCTCTAATAAGGCGAAGGGGCAAGAGCGCATTGAGTTTAAATCAACCGGCTCAGTCATCCAATATCGTACCAGGACGGCCAATGGCGGTCTTGGTGAAGGTTTTGATTTACTGGTCATCGACGAAGCACAGGAATACACGACCGAACAAGAATCGGCTCTGAAATATACGGTTACGGATAGTGATAATCCGATGACGATTATGTGTGGGACACCGCCAACCATGGTATCAACTGGTACTGTCTTTACCAATTACCGGACAAAGGTTTTATCCGGAAAAAGCGACTACTCAGGTTGGTCTGAATGGTCAGTCGAAGACATCAAGGATGTTAACGATACTGATTCATGGTATTTGACCAATCCGTCTTTAGGTTATCATTTGACTGAGCGTAAAATCAAAGCTGAAATTGGAGATGATGAACTTGATCATAATATCCAGCGGTTAGGATACTGGCCTAGCTTCAACCAAAAATCTGCCATCTCTGAAAATGAGTGGAAGAGACTTGAAGTTGAGATGGTGCCAGAATTGACAGGAAAATTATTCGTTGGTATCAAGTATGGCCAAGATGGGGCAAACGTGTCTATGGCTATTGCAGTACGAACGGACGATAAGAAAATCTTTATTGAGGTGATTGACTGTCAATCTGTCCGGAATGGCATGCAATGGATAATCAACTTCTTGCAAACCGCAGACATTGAAAAAGTCGTGGTAGATGGAGCAAGCGGGCAAACACTATTAGCAAATGAAATGAAAGATTTCAAACTTAAGAAGCCAATCATGCCGACAGTCAGCGAAATCATCACCGCCAATTCAGTTTGGGAGCAAGCTATTGTCCAAGAAACATTGAGACATGCTAACCAACCATCTTTGACTGATATTGTGACAAATTGTGATAAACGGAATATAGGCTCAAATGGGGGATTTGGTTACAAATCTCTTTACGATGACCGAGACATCAGCCTAATGGATAGTGCTTTGCTAGCGCACTGGGCTTGCTACATGACGAAGCCTAAAAGAAAGCAAAGAATCAGTTATTAAATTTAGTATCCAAAAATGGGTGCTTTTTTAGTGCTCAAAATTTACCGAACGCACGGGAAAATGCGGAGAAAGGACGTTAATTATGTCATTTAAAATTATTGAAACACAAGAAGAACTTGACCGTATCATCAGCGAGCGTCTAGCACGCCAAAAAGAAAAATATGCTGATTATGACCAGGTTAAAGCGCGTGTTTCCGAGCTAGAAAAAGAAAATGGTGTGTTGAAATCTGCTGCTAAATCAAACAAAGCAAGTACAGCTGATTTTGAAAAGCAAATTGCAGAGCTACAAGGTCAAGTCAAGACCTATGAAGGCAAAGACTTGCGCCTACGTATCGCAGTTGCTAACGGTTTGCCGATTGAACTTGCTGACCGTCTCACAGGAGATGATGAGGAAACTATCAAGGCAGATGCCGAACGCTTTGCTAGCTTTGTGAAGCAAACAGAACCAACACCACCAATGGCATCAACAGAGCCGATTTTAGGTAATGATGAAAATGCCGGTTATAAAACTATGTTAAAAAATCTTAAAGGAGAATAATTATGACTCTAAAATCAGGAACAAACTTCACGCCAGAATTGGTGACAGACCTTATCTCTAAAGTTCAGGGGACCTCTGTTCTTGCCAAACTTTCAAACCAGGTTCCAATTCCATTTTCAGGCATTGAACAATTTATCTTCAACCTTGAAGGAAATGCCCAAATCGTCGGAGAAGGCGAACAGAAACAAGCTGGGGAAGCGACTCTCTCAAGTAAGGTTATCAAACCGCTGAAATTTGTTTATCAGGCTCGTATCACCCAGGAATTCATGAATGCTTCTCAAGAAAAACAAATTGCTTACCTGAAAGCATTTAATGATGGGTTTGCTAAAATCATTGCACGCAGTTTCGACTTGGCAGCCATCCATGGTCTTGAACCAAAATCAATGACTGACGCATCGTTTAAAGCCGATAACTCATTCGACGGTGTTGTTACTGATAATGTAGTAACATTCAACGCTGGAACGATTGATGATAATATCGACGCTGCAGTCGCTCAAGTCACCGCAAACGGTGGAGAAGTAACAGGCTTGGCACTGTCTCCAGTTGCAGGACAAGCCTTGGCTAAAATCAAGGTAAACGGTGTTACTCAATACCCAGAATTCCGATTTGGTCAAAATCCAGATAATTTCTACGGAATGAAGTCTGATGTTAACAAAAATCTCACAACAGTTGGTGGGACAGCTAAAACTGACCATGCTATCGTGGGAGATTTCCAAAACCGCTTCAAATGGGGTTATGCCGAAAACATCCCGCTCGAAATCATCGAATACGGAGACCCAGACCAAACAGGTCGAGATCTTAAAGCCTACAACGAAATCTGCTTACGTTCCGAAGTCTTCATTGGATGGGGGATTCTTGACCCAGATTCATTCGCTCGTGTAGAAGCGTAGAGGGGGGCTAATATATGGGCATTTACAAGCATGAAAAAAGCGGGGAAGTTGTCGTGACAGACAGCGAATTAAAAGGCGCATGGCAATTGGTTAAAGAGCCGAAGCCTAAAGCTAAAAAAAAGGAGTAGTCCATGGAACCATTCGCTACAATCGAAGACTTGTCCACGTTGTGGCGTAAGTTGAAGTCGGCCGAAACAGAGAGAGCAGAGGAGCTTTTAAAAGTCGTTTCTGACTCTCTTCGTGTTGAGGCTGAGAAAGTAGGCAAGGACCTTGATAAAATGGTCGCTGATAAGCCTCATTTCGCAACAGTGGTCAAGTCCGTGACTATTGATGTTGTCGCACGTACCCTTATGACCTCAACAGACCAGGAACCTATGACGCAGTATTCCGAATCAGCACTTGGCTATTCTGTTTCTGGGTCGTACCTGGTTCCGGGTGGAGGACTCTTTATCAAAGACAGTGAGCTGAAGAGATTGGGACTGAAGAAACAACGCTTTGGAGCGAGGGATATTTATGGGACGGATTAAAGGTATACCTGTTGTCTTGATAGATAAGCAAATCATCGGAAGGGATGCGTTCGGTCATCCTAAGACCGCAGATGTTGATATTGTGGTAGATAATGTTTTGATTGCGCCGGCATCAACAGAAGATGTTACTAATCAGCTTAATTTGACTGGTAAGAAAGCCGAATATACACTTGCAATTCCAAAGGGAGACGTAAACGTTTGGAAGGATTGTCAAGTTGAATTTTTCGGCAAACGCTGGCGTACAATTGGATTGCCGCAGGAAGGGCTTGATCATCTGATGCCTTTGGGTTGGAATAAAAAGGTTATGGTAGAGCGATATGAGTAAGATGAAATTTTATTTAAATAAAAAAGGTGTGGCAGAGTTGATGAAATCGTCTGCTATGCAGGAAGTCTTATCTGATCATGCCACAAAGATTCGTGACCGCTGTGGCGATGGCTACGAACAAGATGTTCACGTTGGAAAGAAACGGGCAAATGCAAGCGTGCGAACCAAGTCTGCAAAAGCGGTCAGAGACAATTCAAAAAATAATACTTTGCTGAAGGCGGTACACTAATTGATTGAAATTGTTGTAAAAAAACACTTAGACGGTCATTTGGATGTACCGTCTTTTTTTGAACATCAGGTTGAAATGCCTGAGAGCTATGTTGTCATTGAGCGTACCGGTGGGAAAAATAGGGATGGGCTGAAATCGTCTATTTTCGCATTCCAATCGTATGCTGATTCGCTCTATGAAGCCGCTATATTAAATGAAAAGGTAAAGACGGCGGTCGAGAAGTTAGTGTTAGTTGATTCTATTAGTGGAGTGCATCTTAATTCCGACTACAATTTTACTGATACAGAAATGAAGCGATACCGCTATCAAGCGGTCTATGACATAAATCACTATTAGGAGAAGATTATATGGATGTAACAAAAGTAACAGCAGCTAAACCGAAGGTTGGTGGCGCTATTCACTCAGCACCTCTTGGAACAAAATTACCAACGGATGCAACCACTGCATTGGATGATGCATTTAAAAATCTTGGATATATATCTGAAGATGGTTTGGTCAATTCAAATACGCCATCTTCTGAAAATTTGCGTGCGTGGGGCGGCGCTACAGTCAATAGCGTTCAAAAAGAAAAAGAGGATAAATTTACCTACACACTAATAGAAGCATTGAATACAGAGGTGCTGAAAGAAGTGTATGGACCTGATAATGTGAAAGGGACATTGGAAGATGGGATAACCATAGAAGCCAACGCCAAGGAACTGCCTGCACACTGCATTGTGGTAGATATGATTTTGCAGAATGATATTCTAAAGCGTATTGTAATACCAAATGGGAAGGTGTCAGAAGTTGGCGAAATTACATATGCAGATGGTAAAAATGTCAGTTTTGAAACAACTCTTCAAGCTTTGCCGGATAAGCAAGGCAATTCACACTATGAGTATATGAAAAAAGGGGATGAATAATGGCCAAGAAGAAAAAAGGAATAACAAAGTCTGGCTTTAAATATGAGCTGGACGAAGCTCGATTGAATAACTACGAATTGGTTGAAGCAATTAGCGATGTGGAAACTAATCCGTTGGTCTTTCCTCGCATGATTAACTTACTGTTAGGAGATCAGGCGCAAGCTCTAAAAGATCATGTACGTGACGAGAATGGATTTGTATCAACTGAACGTATGACAGAAGAAATCACTGAAATTTTCTCGAGCCAACAGGTAAAAAACTAACAATCCTTGCCAGAATGATTAAGGCTGATGAAGAAGCTCTGATTTGTGATCTAGCAGAAACATATCGCATTTACGATTATAGACAGCTGCCTGCTGTGCAGGTAGCTGTGTTTTCTGCTGGTCTTCATGATAGTTCACGAATTAAATTGAAGTTGTCGGGACAAAAAGTACCAATGGAAACTCTGCTTTTAGCTGGACTGTATGACAAGGTTAATCTTTTGATATGGTCTAAGACTGAAAATGGGCAGAAAGGGGTTAATCGTCCGATATCTATTACGGAAGAACTTACTTCAACCCAAAAAGAGCGAAAAGAACAGGTATTTGATTCTGGTGAGGAGTTCGAAAGAGTTAGGAAATCACTATTGAAGTTATCAGGAGGTAATTGATGGCAACTGAGTTAGGAAAAGCTTATGTTCAGATAATTCCTTCTGCGAAAGGAATTAGCGGCGCCATTCAGGGTGCTATAGGCGGGGAAGCAGAGGCGGCCGGAAAAAGCGCTGGTTCAAGTCTTGTATCAAACTTGATGTCTGTTGTGACCAAAGCCATTGCAACTGCAGGGATTGGAAAGTTATTCGTGTCTACGCTGATGGAAGGCGCAAATTTACAACAATCACTCGGCGGCATTGAAACACTATTCAAAGGTAGCGCAGACAAAGTCAAGGCTTATGCTAATCAAGCATATAAAACCAGTGGGTTATCTGCTAATGCCTATATGGAAAATGTAACCAGCTTTAGTGCGAGCCTTCTACAGTCGCTTGGTGGAGACACTGACAAGGCTGCTGATATTGCAAATATGGCCATGGTTGATATGTCTGACAATGCGAATAAGATGGGAACTGACATGGGACGTATTCAGGATGCCTATCAGGGTTTTGCGAAGCAAAATTATACGATGTTAGATAATTTGAAGCTCGGCTATGGCGGCACCAAGACAGAAATGGAGCGGTTGCTAGCGGATGCACAGAAGTTGACAGGTGTTAAGTATAATATCGATAACTTATCCGATGTTTACGAAGCAATTCATGCCATTCAAGACAGTCTAGATATAACCGGTACGACAGCTAAGGAAGCAGCAGTTACATTTAGTGGTTCGTTTGCTTCAATGAAAGCTGCGGCTCAAAATGTACTTGGGAAATTGGCTTTAGGGGAAGATATTGGTCCGTCATTACAGGCGTTAGCCGAATCAACATCAACTTTCTTGCTTGATAACTTTATTCCAATGATTAAGAATATTTTAAAGGGATTGCCTATCATTATAGGATCGCTTTTTAAACAAGGGCTTGCAAAAATGTTTGGAGATAATAAGCAAGCGGCAGATGCCTTCCAAGCCTCAATTGTTGCGATAGGTATAGCGTTTGCATCGTGGAAAATAGCTTCCATACTTTCTAGCTTAGGAGGTCTAGTTGGACTATTTTCGACTGTCAGCGGAGCGGTTATTGGTTTTGCTGGCACGATTACGGCCGCACTAAGTTCTATCCCACTTGTTGGTTGGATTGCGGCTGCTGTAGCTGGTCTAGTTTGGTTCTTTTCTCAAACAGAAACAGGCAAGAAGATGTGGTCTAAATTCATTGAATGGGCCAAAACTGCTTGGGAAGGATTCAAAGAATTTTTTGCAAATTTTTTGCAAGGTATTTCTGAAGGTGCAGCTAATCTCTGGAGAGGAGTCGTGGATGCATGGACCTCGGCAGTGGAAATGGCTAAGTCCTTGTGTCAAGGAATAGCTGATTTCTTTAGTGACCTCTGGAATGGTATCCAAACAGGAGCTGCTATTGCTTGGACAAAAGTTACCCAAGCTATTATATCCGTAATTCAGCCCTTTGTTGATACCTTTATGCGATATTGGGCAGCTATGTCAGATGGGATTTCTCAGATGTGGGACGGAATCAAGATGTTTTTTCAAGGAGCTTGGGAGTTTATTAAGTCTATATTTATGGGAGCTGTCCTGCTTATTCTTGATTTGGTAACAGGAAACTTTGAACAGCTTGGCACTGATTTATCTCTTATTTGGGAAAGTATCAAGTCAGCGATTTCAATGGTCTGGGAAGGAATTAAGACCTATTTTAGCGGTGTTGTTGAGGCAATTGTATCGTTTGGTAAGCAATATTTTGAGGATTTTAAAAATAGATTATCTACCATTTGGGACTCTGTTAAGACGGCAGCTCAAGACGCTTGGAAGTGGATCAAATCAGCAGTATCAAACTTGATAACTGACTTAGTCGAACAGGCGCGTATAACTTGGGACAATTTTAAGAATTTTTTGTCTAATTTGTGGGAAAGTATTAAATCAGGTGCGATTAACGCTTGGGAGAATTTAAAGCAGGGTGTACAAAATACAATTGACAACCTTGTGTCTGGCGCACAGAGAGCTTGGGAGAATTTAAAACAGGGCGTGTCTGACCTAATTTCGAATATAACCAATATTTTTAACAGTTTAAAAAATATTGATCTATTTGGTGCTGGTAAAGCTATCTTGGAAGGATTTTTGGATGGATTGAAATCTATGTGGAAATCCGTTACAAATTTTGTAGGCGGAATTGCAGACTGGATTCGTAAGAATAAAGGACCTATCGAATATGACAGAAAATTGCTGATTCCTGCAGGTAGTGCAATCATGGAAGGTCTTGGTGAATCTATGCAGGAAAGGTTTAAGAAAGTTAAAGCTATTGTTAGAGGAATGGCTCCATCACTTGCTCAAACATTCGAATCTGATTCGTTTGATGTTGGTGTATCTAAAGATATTCAACAGAATTTGACAGCCGCTCCATTTGAGCAAACAACTGCCGAGAATAATGGTATGTTTGCGGTGTTAGAATACTTGTCTAGGTTAGAGCAATTGTTAGTCGCTTTACTTGATAAGGATAGTAATACCTATCTTGATGGAGAGGAATTGTCAAAAGATAGCTACGAGAGACATGCTCTAATGATGTTGAGGGAGGGGATTTAGATGACGTATATGCGTATTAACGGATTTGATACTTCAACAATCCCCGATTGCTATTTGCTAGATATTGGAGAGGTACAGAATGCTAAGCCACGACGGAGTCAATCTACTACGATATATGGCGCTAATGGTCGTCTTGATGTGACAGATGGTGCATATGATGGCTATGATGAAAAATTTGTATTTGTGACAAAAAAGCTAGAAGATGTAGAAAAAATTGTTGAAAAATTCAATTTTTCTTTTAACGAAATTGAATTTTGGTATCAACCTGGCAGTTTTCGTTATTGTGATTACATTGGCAGCTCGTACAAACCTAAAGGAATGCATAGTTGGGAATTAACTATTGAAGTATATGTTCATCCATTCCGCTATCAAAAGATGGTTGCAGACCAAATAATTTTGGGAAACGGAAACGTGAATAATGAGGGGACTGTCTACTCTGAACCAATCATCGTCATTGAAGGTGGTGGAGATGTCACTTTAACGATTGCCGATCAGACTATGGCTTTACGCCTTGATAGCAGAGCTACCATCGATTGTAGACACCTGCGACAGAATATTTATGATAAGGACGGAAATGTTAAGAATACTATCCGAAAACGAGGCCCGTTTTTCAAGATTCCTGTAGGTACTAGTGGTATTTCAACTAGTGGCACAGTCTCTAGAATAACAATTAAGGGGAATTGGAGGTATGTGGTTTGATTTTTCTAAAAAACGGGAATGTCCCCTTAGACTTAGCCTATGATGACGAGATTGCGCAAGAAGCCAATAATACTTATCAATTGATCTTTAAGTATCCACTTAAAGATGGTCTGTGGGAACAGCTCAAGGTAGAGTCATTTCTTTTAGCGGACGACCTTCACGGAGAGCAAGAATTTTTTATTTTCGAGGTAACAAAGAAGAATGGTTATGTACATGTCTATGCTAATCAAGTGGCTACATTGCTCAACTCGTATTCGATTTCTGACTTGAGTGTGGATCGTGTGTCTGGCAGTGTTGTTATGTCTAGCTTGGCTGGCAGTATTATTAGAGAATCTCCATTTTCTTTCTATTCTGACATCATTGGCCGACATACATTAAATCTATCCAATGTAACAGTTATGACTGCTCTGCTCAAAGGTAAGCATTCTATTCTTGGTCAATGGGGTGGCGATTTAGTACGGGACAAGTATCAGGTTAACATTCTACAAACTGGCGGCTCTGAAAATGAGTCACTTTTTATGTACCAAAAAAATCTGTCTAGTTTCAACCAAAATGTGAGCATTAAGAAATTGGTTACCAGGCTGCATTTGCGTAAAAAGTTGGAAGATGGCAGCTATATTAGTGTTACAGCAGATAGCCCATTGATTGGGAAGTACGATCGAATTTATGAAAGCAATCTTGATGTAGAGGATCAAAATGTCAGTACAGTGGAAGATTTGCAAGTTTACGGACGAAATTATTTTAGTTCCAATTTATGTGATATTGCAGAAGATGTGCTGGAGATAAATGTTGTTGGGCAGCCGGATACTTCTGTTAGAATCTTTGACACTGTTAGCGTGTATCATGAACATTTTGATATTGATTTGCGACTTAAAATAACCAGCTACAAATACGCACCGATGTCCAAAAGATTGAAGTCTGTTGGTTTTGGAAAAAATAAAACAAGCCTAACTCAACAGATGTCTAGCATTGCTGATGCAGCGTCGGCGAAGGCTCTATCGGCGATTGATCGCAATTTTGAACAGAAGTTGCAGAAGGAAATTGAGAATGCGGATCGAGTCATCAATAATAAAATCGAGAATCTAAAGACCGAAATAGAAGACGGTATCGAACAATCCAAAGCAGCTGCCGAAGCTCATGCAGATGCAATCAAGAAAGAGATAGTTGGCCAGATGGCCGAATCCGACAGACAGTACCAAGCCCAGAAGATGGTTCAGGATGCGCAGATAGCTGAGATTTTGAAACAATCATCTACTGCCAAGAAATTGATTGAAGAAGCTAAGCTAGATGCCTCAAGCGCTCATGCGAAAGCTGCTGAGGCACTTTTAAAAACTCTTGCTAATACTGATTTAATCAACGAGACTAAAGCAGATTTAAAAGTCACAGCGGATGCTATCAAAGCATTAGTTACCAAAGAAGATTTTGACGCCGCTACTAAAAGATTGACCATCGCGGAAATTGAAATCGAAGCACAAGCTGGCTTGATTAAACAGAGGTTGACCAGTACAGAAGTTGAGGCATTTCTAACAAAGAATGGCTATGCGACTAGTGCTACGGTTCAAAATATCGTCAAGCAAACAGCCGACAGTTTTAGCAGAACTATTTCGCGGATTGAAAGCCAAATCCCGACCAGCGTGGGAGGCACTAACCTATTCAAAGGCAGTCGGGATTTTTCTGGTGAGTGGTACAACTCAACCAATGGCTCATTTCATGAAGAACATAAGGGTGTACATATCCAGCGAACGAATAGGGAGTGGTCCGGGAAGTCCCAGAAAATTAACGCAAAAGCTGGTGAAGTGTATACGTTTAGTTTCTACGCAAAAAGCGACACAGAAAATGATTCGGTTACGTTTTACGCTAACCACACCAATACAGGCTCGCCTGCGCAGGTCAATCCGATCAGTAAGCCTATATCTTTGACGAATGAGTATAGGCGCTACTCAGTCACTTTTAAAGCGCTAAGCGATGGGATTATCGTACCGCGCATCGAACGCACCAATTCGGCGAATTATCTATATTTCGGCGGCTTCAAGTTAGAAAATGGCACAATCTCTACAGACTGGTCTCCATCGCCGGAGGATTTATCAACCGTCGTAGCCCTGAATGAAGTACGAGACACCGTGGAAAGCCATACGCAGACCCTAACTAATCAAAGCGGCCAGATTAGCCAAGTAGTTCAAACGGCCCAGGGGTTAGTCGCTCGTGTTAGTGCAGTTGAAAGCACATCTGACATTCTATCTAGGATTCAAAATGGGAAGTCTCTTTGGAGTGATGTTGCTTTTGAAAACTCACTTCCTAGTGTCTACAACAATGCAGGCGGGACCACCGTTACGGTAACCAAGCGAAATCTCTCCACTGGCCAACCGGCTGGAAGGTCGTATGTTATCGAAATTCAAACGAAAAGTACAGGCTCTGTTAGCCCGAATTTTGGTGGTATCAATATAACCAATCTACCAGCCGGAACCTTTAGAAACAACGGAGAGTATGTCATCCGTTGGACCGCTAAATTGCCAGTTGGTAAGCAATTCAACCTGCACAACAACATGATCGGTACTGGCGCGATATATAAATTCTTGAGCGACAACAAAGGGACGGGTAACTGGCAGACCTATACCGCTTATTGTAAGATGGGCGCAACCGGTGGTGTTAGCAGTACTCATGCGCTTAGTTTTATCTCCGTATCCGGAGGCAGCCAAGAGACTATTTGGTGGCTTCAAGATTTCGAACTATGGGACATTTCTCAGTCCGGTTCAATCCAAGCGATGGAGACACGAGTTAGTACCTTAACTGGTTCATGGGCGGTGCAGCACATCAGCAGTGCCGGCGATATATTGGCGCAAGCCAATCTTTCACCCGCTCAATTCCTGCTTGAGGCATCTAAGATTCGACTGAAAGGGAAAACGCTAGCTGACGAAATCCAGGCAATCGATGGTAAATTCAACAAGCTATTCGTAGCCGATGGGACTTTCGGAAAGCTGAACGCAAACGTTATCGGCGCTAATTCCATAACTGGCGATAAGATGGTTGTGGATCAATCATTTATCAACAAATTAGCGGCGAACGAAGCCTATCTCAAGCAACTATTTGCCAAATCCGCCTTCATCACTAGCGTACAATCCGTTAAAGTGTCCGCAAGTCAGATAACAGGCGGCCTTCTCAGAGCGACAAACGGTGCCGCAGAATTTAACCTTAACGCTGGTCAAATCCTCTACTACACTGACCAAGCGGCTTTGAAACGAATTTTAAGCGGCTACCCCACTCAGTTCGTTAAGTTTGCGACCGGGGTTGTAGATGGCAAAGGGGACGCGGGGGTAACTGTCATAGGTTCTAATCGAAACGGAACTGAAAGTTCTAACGATGGAGGTTTTGTTGGCATGCGCATTTGGAATGGATCAAACATCGATGCTCTTGATTTGGTTGGAGACAAAATCCGTCTAGCTAGCTCTGCTTATGATTCACCCGATGGTTGGGATGTAGTTACTTTGCCGAACAAACTCGAAATTGATGCGCACAATGTTAATCACAGAGTATCTTCAAGAGTGAAAATTGGGGATGTTTGGTTGTGGGGAGGTCCTACAACCTATTCAAGTTTGAAAGAGACTCTCAATCTCATCATTGACAATCTAGCTCTTCTGCACAACAACAAAACAACAGAGCGTGGCTATAGTTACACACTACCAAATAAAGTATAGGAGAAATAACATGAATCAAGAACGAATCAATCAGGCTTTGAGCCTAACAATTCAGGAATTAACAGCCAAGCTGGCAGACGAGCTGTCGTCTAAGAATCTACTAGCAGTCCAACTTACAGAAGCTCAGAAAACTATTGCTGAAATGACCCAGCAATTAGATGAGGTTACCAAACCTGAGGAGGTAGCACCATGAGAAGTTGGAATGTCGTAGGGAAATATCCCGTCTATACGGATGGTGAGATTAGCCACACAGAAATCACAATTGCGTCAACGACTGGTGGCTATGCAACCTATACTGAGCGTGTTCTCGGGAATCAAATGGCTAAGACGGATGCGGAATTGGTTGAATTAGCCAGAGAAGCTCACTTTAAAGGAGAATACGCCGACCGTGCTATGGCTGAAAGTGTGCAGAAGATAGAAGAGCTGGACCAAATCGCTAAGAAAGCAAAAGATTTCATGGCCGAAGCCAATCAAGAATTTGAAGTTATCAAAAGTCGTCAAGAGACCGCAGAAGCAGAACGGGAGACGCGTTTCAAAGCAATCGAAGCGAAGTTCCAAATCCTAAATGGTTCAGTTATGGAAATATTAACTGAACTTTATTCAAAATCAGAAGAGGCCATGGAAGATGAAAGTCTTAAAGATGATGGTAATGTCGACGGTAGCGACAGTTCTACCGATAACAAAAATACAGAAACGGAGTAATAAAATGATGGTAATGTTAATGGCAATGAATATAGTAGATGAGCATTTTGATTTTTCTTTTAAAGATGTACCGCGCATCTTTAAGAAACGAGTTAAGGCTCAATTGGAGCTGATGGGACATCCGGAATTGGCTGATGAGAAAGTTGTTAACTACATACCGAAGGGAGAATAGTCTATGCCAATTGAACAGGCAGAAAGAATAGCCCAGTCACAGTTCGTCTGGGCTATTCTCTTTATTCTTTTGTTTGGCATAGTCGTAGGGTATCTAGTTCGAACATCAGACAAAAGAGAGAAAAAGCTAATGGAATTTCACGAGCAATCTAAGCACGACTCCAATCAACGCGAAGATCGCTTGATGAACCATTTAGACCAGACTACCGTTGAATTGAGAGCTATTTCCCATACTGTGGGAGATGTTCAAAAAGAGTTAGTCCGCATGAATGACCGTATGGATGAAATTGAGAAAGGAAAATAATCATGAACCAAATTACAGAAATTATCGCCAGCTCAGCACTGGGCATTTTAACAGTTGTGGCAGGTATCGTTGTCCGTGAGGTTAAGAAGTACCTACTAACCAAAGGTGGTAAGCGAGCAGTTGAAATTACAGAAATTTTGGCCAAAAACGCTGTTAATGCGGTTGAACAGATTACCAAAACGGACGCCAATCCTCGTCATATTGATAAGTTAGATATGGCCAAGCGTCGTGTTACTAGCGAATTGGCAAAATACAATATCAATATGACAGAAGGGCAGCTTGAGACATTTATCGAGTCAGCAGTTAAACAGATGAATGATTCGTGGAAGGAGTAGGACATGGCATTAAATATTGAAACATCTATCCGTTGGATGATGGATCGTGTAGGTCGTGTGACTTACTCCATGGACTATCGTAACGGTCCGGATAGC